CCGATCACCAGCATCTCCAGCCGCTTGGCAACCTCTCCAGGCGTCTCTTTGGTGAGGCCCATCGCCTTGCGCATGGCCTCGACCTGGCCGCCGGCTTCCCCCTTCATCGCCTCCAGGATCGAGGCGAGCGTGCCGTGCCGCGTCTTGGCCTCGAGAGCGCGGTTCAGCTCGTTGGCATCGAGGCCACGCACCTCCCAGGCAGGCTGCTCGCCCTCGTCGAAGAACGCTGCGAGCGTGTCGACCAGCACGGTCTTGCGGCGCGGCTCGAACTTGGCGCGCCGGAATTTCTCGGCATCGAATGGCATGGTGTCTTCCTTCGTGGTGGTGCTGGAGATGTGTGCGGTGCGGTGAATTCGCCCCGCTCGGATCAATCGGTGCCGATCGCGCGAGCGGGCAGGTAGGCGCTGCAATCGGGCCACGGCGGCGCGGAGCCTTCGAAGGCGACGTGCGCGCGGTCGCCGGTGGGCGGTGATACGACGGCATCGAACTTCGCAGCGCCGCCGATGCGTGCGAAGCGCGCATTCGTCGCGTCGTCGAGCATTGGCAGCGACCTGAGGGCATCGACAAGCTTGTCGGCGACGGCCCGGTACTGGTCCTCGCCGCCAAACAGGACAGCGACGGTCGTGCTGAGATCAGCCATGCTTTGCTCCTGCGTGGATCGCCTCGGGTGCGGCGAGCGGTGTCGGTGGTTTCTTGATGGCCACCAGCGCCTCCCAGGTCGATCGGCACTGGTCCTGCGCCTGCAGCGCGAGCCGCATGTAGCGATCGGCCGCTTCGACATCGCAGATGTTCAGCGCCGCGCGCCGCGCCATTTCGCAGAAGATGGCGTTGAGGGCCGAGGCCTGGGCGATCAGCATCAGCTCGGCCGGGCTCAGGTCGCCGTTGTGCACGACGTCGGCCATCTCGCGCAGCACCATGGTGGCGTCGACCAGGGACAGATCTGCGCCGAACGTGGCGGTTGCGAAGTTGACCATCGTGATGGCGTTGCCCATCGGGCCGTTCGCCGCGAGGCTGGCCATGAGCCGCTTGTAGGGATCTGCCGGCTTGGCGTCACCTGTCTCGGCCTTTGGCTTGCGCCCTGCGCTGATCAGCGAGGCCTTGCGCTTCGCCGAGCCGCGAGTCGCAGCTGTGTCACCGGCCTTGCCTTTGCGGCGCTGCATGGCTGTCATTTCCCCGCCTCCTTGCCGCGTCGCCGCGACACATCCGCCACCGACGATGCCCAGCGCTGCAGCCGTCCGTCGAAGGACAGCGCCAGCCGGCCGCGCCGGCCCTGCCGGTTCTTCGGCACCTTGGCCAGCACCGTCATGGATCCGCCAATCTCGTTGCCCCATGGGTGCAGCAGGATCACCGTGTCTGCATCCTCCTCGATCGCGCCGGACTCCTTCAGGTGGTGCAGTTCGGGCTCATCGGCTTCGCTGGCTCGGTTGAGCTGGCTGAGCACCATGACGCACAAGCCCGCCTCTTTCGCCAGCGTCTTCAGCCCGCGGCTGATGGCCTCGATCTGGTGGTGCCGGTGCTGCGCGTTGCCGCCCGGCGCGCACAGCTGCAGGTAGTCGACGATCACCAGCACCAGCGCCTCGTGCTGCTGTACCTGGCGCACCTTGGCGCGGATGTCGAGCAGCGTCAGGGCGGGCTGGTCGTCGACGTACACCGGCAGCCGCGACATCGCATCGGCGGCCTCGGCCAGCAGCGCAGCATCGCCGTCGGCAAAGCGGCCGGTGGTCAGCCGGTCCAGGGGGATGCCGCCCAGGTTCGCCGCGGCGCGGTCCGTCAGGTCGCCGGCGGGCATCTCCTGAGACAGGATCAGAACGGCTTTGCATACCGCGCCGATGTTCATGCCAATTTGGCATGCCAGCGAGGTTTTGCCCACGCTGGGCCGCGCGGCAACGACGATCACCTTGCCGGGCTTCACGCCGCCGCCCAGCGCAGCATCGATGGCTTCCAGACCGGTCGGCGTGCCCGGCTCGGTGCTGCCGTCGCCCAGGGCCTGCCAGTGCTCGATGCGCTGCGCTGCCAGCTCGGCCAGCCGGCGCGGGCTGCCGCGAACCCGGGTGCGCTTCAGGCCGACGAACAGCGCGGCCACCTGATCGAGCGCTTCGTCGGCATCGCCGGGCCGCTGCGCGATCTCCTGCGCCTGGCCGGCCGCATCGACGATGGCGCGGCGCAGGGCCTTCTCCAGCACGATGTCGGCGTGCCGGCCGATGTGGGCGGCGCTAGGCACGCTCTGCGCCAGCGCGTTCAGGTACGGCAGGCCTCCGGCCGCTTCGTCGCGATGCTGGGCCTGCAAGCGCTCGAAGACCGTCACCACGTCGACCGGCTGATGGCGCGCCACCAGGTCGGCCACGGCGGTCCAGATGACGGCATGGCGCTGGTCGAAGAAGTGGCCGGCCTGCAGCTGGCGGTCGGCGATGCGCAGCGCGGCGGCCGGGTCCTGCATCAGCGCGCCCAGGACGCTCTGTTCGGCCTCGGAGGACCACGGCAGCGCTGCGGGGTCGAGTCGGGCGTTCATCGGGCTGCCTCGAAGACGTGATCGGTGTCGAGAAGGGCGATGCCGGTGCGGCCTGCCGTCGCAGCGTGTTCGTCTGCGACGTACTTCGCCTCGAAGCCCTTCCAGCCCTTGGCCATGACCTTCTCTGCAGCCTGCAACGGCGTCCATCCGGCCTTCGTGGCTTCGCGGCAGTGGTCGGCCCAGGCGCGCTCGGTGAGCGGAGCCTTGAGCTGGGCCTTGTGGTCCAGGAAGTCGGCAGCGGTCTGGCCATCGAATCCGGCCTCGATGAGGGCTTCGACCGGGATCGACACGGGGGCGGCGCGCGGCTTCGCGCGCTTCTTCTTCTCCTGTTCCTGTTCCTGTTCCTGATTAGCCATAGCCTTCGGCGAAGGCTTTACGGAAGGCTTCGGCGAAGGCTTGGTGAAAGCCTCTTCGAAAGCCTTGCCGAAAGCCTCTCCGAGCGCATGAATGCTCGCTCTCAGCGATTCAAGGGCCTCGCGCTTGAGGTCACATTCGGGGATCAGATCGAACTCTGCGGCCCAGCTTCGCACCACGTTCGGGGACTCCGGCCGGTTGTGCCTGATGGCACTCGGAAGCCACATCACGCGGGCCTTGAAGTCGGCTTTCACCATCCCTTGCTGAAAGGCTTCCTGGAAGGCTTTGTCGAAGGCTTCCACGTCCCAACCGAGCTCTTCGGCCATCGCGGCGCGGCCGGCGCGAAACAACCCAGGGATGGGGCCGGTATGCGGGCCGGTGATCAGGAACAGCCACAGGCCTTGACCGCACGGCGGGATCGACGACAGCGCACGGAACTTCTCATCACCCCAGGTGCGGACCTCGACTTTGCGATAGCGGCCCTGCGCCCTTGTGGCCTTCCCGGTCTCGACAGCTGGCGTCTTCATGACCGGCGCCCCCCTCTGTGCGCTGCGCCAGCAGCACCAGCAGCACGCCGGGCACGCAGATCGCGGTAGCACCGCCACCAGCGTGTGCAGGCCATGCAGCGCAGACCTGCGGCCGTGCGACAGCGGCAGGCGTCGAACAACAGCGCGTGGACGCGCACCGGCTCGTGGGTTGTGGCTTGGCGCTTCATAACGCCACCCCGACCCGATAGGCGAACTCGCGGACATCTGCAAGCGTGGCGAGCGTGCGCGCCATCCCCCAGCGCGACACCGTGAACGCTGCCGGCCCGTCATCGGCCTCGGAGCGTGTGAGTGTCCAGCCTGCGCGCTGCAAGCGCTCGGTCAGCGCCAGCACACGGCCGCGGTCATCAGACGGTCCGGACGGAACCGAGCCCCGTGCACCGATGCGTCGCACCAGGTCTGCAACATCGTCGCGCGCAGCATGGAAGCCGTCGACGGCCGCGCGCAGGCCTTCCAGGCCCTTCACGGTGCCAATGGGCGACCCGCTCGCATGCTGAAGCAGCCAGGCACCGCCCTGGAGTTCGCGCACCTCGATCCCGAGCAGCGCGGCGCGGGCGGTTGCCGTAGCTGCCATCTTGGCGGCAGAATCGGGGCTGCTGACTGTTCCTTGAACCTCGACGACGCCCCGTGCCACCGGGGCGTTGTCATCTGCTGACCGCTCAGGCGCGGTCAGGCCCTGCGCCGAGGCGCAGACAGTGTGGAACGCGGCCATGCGTCACGCCTCCACCCGGGCAGCCTGGCGCTGCGCATGCGCAGCGCGGGTTGCTTTCGCGGCCAGCGCCGTCACCTGCTCGGCGGCGCGCTGGTCCACATGCGCAGCGAACTTCACCCAGAAACGCCGCACATCGGCCGCGCGCCAGCGCGTGCAGCGCGGTGCGCGGATGGCAGGCTGCGGAGCTTCGCCGCTTGCCACCTTCTCGTGCCACCAGGACACCGACATGCCGCCCACGGCAGCGGCGATCTTGGCATCGACCAGCGCCACGTCTGCCAGCTCGGCAGGCAGCGTGACATGCACTCCCGGGCGGGCCGGTCCCGGTGTTTGCGGCCCCAAGAGATTCATCATGGGACGGCACTGTTGCCGATCCGCGCTCTGCACATAAGGGGCAAACCAAATGCCCCCCGAAAGATCGCCTCAGCCCTCAGCGCGCGCGCTTGATCACTCTGCGCGCCGTGGGTTCATCGAGCGGATCGCGCAGCATCGCATTGAGTTTTGCTGCCGACATACTCGGATTCGCGATTGCCAGATCTCTCAGCTGCGACGCGCGCGAGGCTTTGTGACCTTTCACCTGTGATGCCTGCATCCAAGCATGCGCTTCACCTGCCCGCAGCGTTGCCAGCCAAGATTGCCCCCGCGCCAGCGCGAGCCCGGCGGCTATGTCGGCTCCGTCCTCTGCGGCATCGCTGAGCGCGCGCATTGCGTCGAGAAGTGCCTGATTGGCCCTGGCGTATGCGATGACGCACTTGTGTCGAGCCGATCCTTTCTTGCGTGCCTCGCGCGTGGGAATCTTTTCGACCCATCTCCGGACTTCATCCAAGATCTGCCTGGTTCCTTTGAACTCCTCCAAGGTTCTATTGAGCTCCTGAACCCGGGCGGCATCCTGCTTGTAGCGGCCGATCTCGCGCGTCATCTCGCCTGCCCATTGCAGCACGTCGCCAACGCTCGTGGCGGCCCTTGGTTCGATGGGCATAGCACACCCCCGATGCACCCCGGAAAGAAGGTGCCGCGCCAGCCCGCCGGGGAAGCGGGTTTTCGCCCCGTCGGGCTAGGCGCGGCAGAACTCGGTGGCCAGGCGCTCGGTGGTGGCGTCAGCCATTGGCCTCGCCCTCATGCACGATGGCGCGCACCTGCTCTACAGGCATGCCGGAACTGTCGAGGATGAAGCACAGTGCGCCGCTCAGGGTCTGCATACGCACCATCAACGCGGTGATGGCCGCGTGGGACGGCTCGCTTCCATCGACCAGACGGCGCACGCTGGCTGCCAGATCCGAAATCTCCGCCGTCGCTTCAACGCCGAGGCGTCTCAGCTCGTCGGCGATCACGTGGTCCGGCGCTGCTCCATGCAATCTCAGCTCAGTCATGGTTTCCTCCCGGGCTTGAAGAGCCGCCTCGCGTCGGCCTCGTCGAGGCGTCGATGTCACTTCGAGATGTGGTCGACGCGACGATGTACTCAATTGCCGTCTGGTCGCGCTTGGCCAGGTTGCACGGCGCGCAGGCCGCCACCAGGTTGTGGATGTCGTCATCGCCGCCGAGCGCTCGCGGCAGCATGTGCTCGACATGCCAGATGCCATCCAGCTGCAGCGGCCGCTCGCAGTAGTGGCAACACCCGCCGCTCTTCGCAAAGATGTCGCGACGCCGCTTCGACACCGGCCGGCGACGATCGACGACGGGCCGCTGACGTGGCTCCACGCGTGGCCACAGCTCAGACTGGCGCGGGTCTCGGCCGCCGGCGAGGGATCGCTCGAGCGCAAGCCGCTCGTTCTCCCGGATCGTCGTGCGTGCGTCCTCGATCGCCGACAGCTTGTCGTCGGCCAGGCTGAGCACGGCGCCGGTCAGTGGCTCGATGACCATGAACCGGACGCCGTGCAAGCCCCGGACGACGCACGGTACGGTGGCCAGCGCGTACCTGCCGGCCCCGAACACGCCGCCGATGATCGGTCGCGTGAGGAGGTCGGCAGGTTTGGACTTGCTCGGTTCCATTGAGGGTGGAACCGCGGTCAAGCCGGCGACGCCGAAATGCCCGACCGCGGAGGGAACGGGACGATGTTCGAGGGCTCGTCATCGTCATAGAACTCGAAGTCGGGCCCGTACACAGCCCCGTGCCGCAATTGGGAGTACCAACCAAGATCCAAGCTTCCCCAATGAAGCCTACCCAGGATCGCGGTCAGCATCGCATCAAAACCATCGATGAGTCGCGGCTCGTCCTGTAGCCGGCCCATGTAGGCGCGTAGCAGACCAGCGGCGTAGTTCTCATGATCGAGCGCGCCATCGTTGGTAGCGGCCGCAGCCGCCGCGATGTAGGCCACCGCCAAATCGCGGCCAGCGTTGAAGTCCTCGATCGAGGGGATAGTGCTGGCGCTCATGCCGCATCTCCCGCGGGCCGCTGGCCTTCGATGACGCGCCAGCCGGTGGGCAGCTTGCGTGCGGCAACAAGCGCTGGGCTGCGCAGACCGGCGATCTCGTCAATTGCGCGTAGGGCTGCACCCGCGGCCTTTAGTCGAAGCTCACCGTCCTTGATGCGGGCGAGCACTGCAGCTAGCCCCTCTGCGTATTCGGTGCCGGCGCTCATGCTGCGGCCCCCGCCCGCCCAATCGGCAATGCAGCACCCAGGTCAACAGGGCGAACGCAAGTCACGACGCGCGCCAGCTCCGCCTCCGAAAACTCGTCGCTGCCAACGCCGATCAGGTGTCTGGCAACGTGGCTCAGCTCCTCGATTCGGGCCAAGATCCCACGCGTGAAAACGGAGACATTGCCGGTCTCGTCGTACTTGGCGATCAGATCGCGCAGCACGACACTCAGCTGCCCAATCTCGTCCAAGCCGTCTCCGGCCAACTCGATGCGCGTGAGTGGGTTGGTGTCAGCGCCCTCGGGCGCGGATACAGTCTCAGTAGCCATGATGTGCATCTCCTTCGTTGGTTGCACGTTGTGGTCAGGGCCGGGTCGCTGCTTTCTCAGCTTCCCGTCCCGCCTTGCCGCTGAAACCGCAGCGGCCACGGTGCCCGGCAGACCGGCCGGGCGCGGATCTCGTCAGGCTGCGCTCACGCGCGCCGCAACTCCTCGCGGATGGTCCGGCGAACGATCCCCTCCAGGCTCTCGGCCTGAATCGCTTGTTTCAGCGCCTCGTTGATGAGGGTCTGGTATCCGCGTTCTCCGGCCTTCGACTTGAAGTGCTCGATCACGACGCCGTCGAGGAAGATGTTCACGCGCTGCTTGTTGGGCAGCACCGCGCCGGACGCGCCGCGCTTGCGCAACACCAGTTTGCCGTCGGCGATATCGGTCCGACGCACAGGCGCGTCGTCGCGCGCGTCAGCTGAGGTTTTCGCGGTAGATGCCTTGCTCATGTCGGTCTGCCTTGCGCATCGAGATGATGCGAATGTGGTCATCGTTCTCCGCCGTCACGATCACGACCAGCGTGTCGCCCAGCGGCCCCAGCGTCACGAATCGTTCCTCGCCGTAGTCAAAGCGGCGGTCTTCAAAGGTCACCGTCTGCCCCGACTCGATGACCTTGTAGGCGTCGGCCAAGTCAAGGCCATGCTTCTTGACGTTGCTCGCTCGCTTGACGGGGTCAAAGCTGTAACGCACGGTTCAGTATGTGTATTAATATCTTCAACGTCAAGCAGCATGCTGGCGCGGCCGGCACCCGACAGCGCGGCCAGGAGCCTGTGCCTCGGCCTCCGGCGCCTCGCGGCCCACAGGCGGCATATCGTCCCAGCCCGCGGCCTTGGGCATGTCGCCCTTGCGCATGCCCTTCAGCAGCTCGGACAGCGAGTAGCGAGGCCGCGCCGGTGACAGCACCAGGCGCCCGTCCTCAAGCGTCACCGTTACCGCTGCACCAGCGACAAGGCCGAGCGCGCGCAGCATCTGCCTCGGCAGCGTGACCGAGATTGACCCGCCAACGGCGCGAAGGGTTGCGATATGCATCGATGTGTCCTCTGGTCGTTCGCAGTTCACGCCGCCTTGAACGGCACCACATCGGCACCCTTGCGCAGCCGATCGATGTAGTCGGCCCAGCGCGTCATCAGCTCGCGCCGCTGCTCGACGAAGGTCGTGCGGTTGTAGGCCCGGCCGAGCGCATCGGGCACGGCGTGCGCCAGCTGCGCCTCGATCACCTGCGGGTCGATGCCCAGGCGTTCGGCGGCCATCGTGCGCGCCATCGCGCGGAATCCGTGCGCGGTGGCGGTCTCGCGGTCGAAGCCCAGGCGCCGAAGGGCCGTGTTCACCGTGTTCTCGCTCATCGGCCGCTCGCCGGTCAGCAGCGACGGGAACACGTAGCGCCGTCCTTCCCCGCCAGTCATCGGCAGCAGCTCGCGCAGGATCGCCAGGGCTTGGGGCGCGAGGGGCACGAGGTGCGGCGCCCCGTTCGCCTTGTCGGCCTTCTTGCGCTTCATCAGCTCGCCGGGGATCGTCACGGTGGCTGCGTCGAAGTCGACCCACGCCCATTCCATCTGCCGCTGCTCGCCGGGCCGCAGGAACAGCAGCGCCGACAGCGCCAGTGCGGCGCGCGTCACTGGATGGCCGGCGTAGTCCGACATGGCACGCAGCAGCTCGCCGGCGCGCTTCGGGTCGACCACGGCTGCGTGGTGGCGCGTCGGCACCGGCGGCAGCGCGTCGCGCAGGTCGGCGGCCGGGTTGCGGCTGCAGACACCGGTGGCGATGCCGTAGCGGAACACCTGGCCGCAGGCATCCTTGAGCCGGTGCGCCGTCTCGATGGCCCCGCGCTCCGTGACCCGGCGCAGAATCAGCAGCAGCTCGGGCGCATCGATCTCGGCAATGGGCCGCCGGCCGATCCATGGGAAGGCGTCCTGTTCGAAGCGGATGCGCGTGCGCTCGGCGTGGCCGGGGCTCACCTTGTGCTCGTGCACCGTGGCCAGCCAGTCGCGCGCCACGGCCTCGAAGGTGCCCGGGCCGGGCAGACCGGCATCAGCCAGCTGCTGGGCCTCCTGTTGCTGCTTGCGCGCAGCCTTGTCGGCCTTGCGCGCCTCGCTGGGGTCGATGCCGGCAGCGATCAGCTTGCGGGCTTCTTCGGCCCTCCGGCGGGCCAGCGCCAGGCCGGTGCCCGGGTAGGTGCCCAGGCTCAGCATGCCCTCGCGGCCGTCGTGCCAGAAACGCCAGCGCCACCAGCCGGCGCCGGTCGGCCGCACGTCCAGCACCAGCCCGCCGCCGTCGTTCAGCTTGCGCGCCTTGCTGCCCTCGGCTGCCGCCCTCAGCGCCGCCTTGATCGCCTTGTCGCTCAGTAGATCGATGCCTGCCATGCTGGGTAACTCCTGGCGTCGGACCGGGTAACTTTCAGCCCATATAAGGTCGGTTGAGACGAGTTACCCGGAATGTTCCCCGGTCATGGGCTGGATGCAAGTGCAGTTACCCGGTCCTATGTGGACATGAAAAAGGCGCTAAGTCGTTGATTAACTTAGCGCCTTGGTCACTTCTGGTCCTATGCGGACCCTATTCTGGTGCCGGCGTCAATCGAACATCGGCCTGAGAGCCGCATGAATGCTCGCTCCGCGCTTTTCGTCCATGGTGAGTTACCCGGAAAGTTACCCGGTGGAGCGGTCGCGTGCGAGGTCTGCCTGGTGATCCCGGCGCGCTGCAGGGTTTCGGCGTAGGGGCTCGCAGCAGGAATCACGTCCAACGCTGCGACACGATTCCGGGCCCTACCGTTCGGGCTTGCGGTCTACGGCGTCGCCCGCGCCAAATCCTTCAGCAACTCGCCCGTACGGCGCTCGACCCGTCGTTGCCGGCGCGCTACCGGGCGTGCGTCGGTGTGCAGCGCACGGTGGCACCATTGACGCCGGATGACCACCACCAGCCTCCACCTCTCGATCCACGGCCGCGTGCAAGGCGTCGCCTACCGGGCCAGCCTGCAGGCCGAAGCTCAGCGCCTGGGCCTGGCCGGCTGGGTCCGCAACCGCCGCGATGGCAGTGTCGAGGCGGTGGTGTCCGGCCCCGACACGGCCGTGAAGCAGTTGCTGGCCTGGGCTCGGCGCGGCCCGCCGCTGGCGCGCGTCGACCGCGTCGACACCTCGCTCGTCGATGGCCGCTTCGAGGGTTTCGACGTGCACCCCACGGCGTGAGCAGCGCCGCGGCAGTGGCGAAACGACGCGTCACTGAGCACCGCCGTCACCTTGCTGGCCGTTCCAGCCGGCCATCAGCGCCGTCAGATCGGCCCCCAGCCGCCGATCCGGGTTGTCGCTGGGCTTCTCGGTCACCGGGCCGGACCTGGTGTCAGGCCGATCCGGCCCACCAAGATCGATCGCCATCTGCACGACGCGCCACGCCTGCGCCTGGCTGACGCCGAACTGCCTGCGCAACACGCCGCTGACCTCGCGCCGCGGCATGCCTGCGCCCAGCAGCTTGATGGCCAGGGCGAGCCGTCTGGCCCGCTCGATCACATGCGGGTCGAGCGCGTGGATGATCTCAAGCGTGTTCACAGACCATTGACGTAGATACCGACGGGCGTAGCGTCGACGGCGCCGGCGAGCTGCGCAAAACCGTCCGCCGCGGCATCGACGATGTCGTCGTGTCCGGTGCTCGAAGGCGGGAATCCCTCGATCTCGGCGAAGAACACCTCGTTCCACGGTCCGACGACGACATCGACCATGCCGACCTGCCACTGCGCGGCAAACGGCTCAGCGCGCAGCACCTTGTCGCCGCTCGGCCGACGGCGCCGCACCGGCCATCCGGACAGATGGCGCACGTAGTTCTCGGCCTGGTCCTTGCCGGCCTGGCCGGGGTCCTCAGGGATGGAGATGACGGTTTCGCGCCCGTCGTGCTCGGCCGTGCGCTTGACGATGTCGCGGATCGCGCCGGCCTTTTTGCGCTCGTGCACCAGGCCAGCGACGACGTAGCGCCCGTTCTTGCGCAGCCCCATCTTCACGCCGGCCGACCAGTCCGGGTCCGGGTTGTCCTCGCTCGGCTCGGTGGCGGCGAAGTCCCAGGCGCGGCACCAGCGCACCACGTCATCGGGCACCTTCGGGATGAGGGTGGCCTCGTGGCGTTTGAAGTACATGCCCGCCGCCGGCTTGACCTTCCAGTTGCCGCCGAGCAACCGCTCGCGCTCCACGCGCGCCAGCGCCTTCAGGTTCGCCAAGTAGCCGGGGTCGGCCTCCATCAATTTCCTGTTGTCGTGGACGGACGCCGCGATGAACGTCAGCGACTTGCAGTCGTTCACGCCCACGTCGAAGCGCTCGGCCAGTTCCTCGGGCGAGTCTCCCCAGCGCAGCGCATCGGCCACCCGGCAGAACCATCTGATCACGCCGGAGCGCTCAGGGATGGGGTGGCCGGTCGTCTGGTCGATCCACCATGCGATGAACTCCGCGACCCAGCTTTCCGCGTCAGCGTTGCAAGTGGCACGGATGTAGGGCCGCACGCCGCATGTCGAGCGGTTGCGCGACAGCATGTAGAAGAACTGCGAACGCTCGAAGTGCGTCAGCTCGTCGAAGCCGATCAGCGGGATCTGCGAGCCCTGCCAGTCGAGCACGTCGGTTTCCAGGTTCAGGTGCGCGAACGTGACCTTGGCACCGGAGGGGAACTTGAAGGTCGGCTTCGGCAGTAGACGCGGCGCGCCGCCCTGCGTCGGGTACAGCGTCAGCGCCGTGTCCCACAGGCCGCCCTCGTTGGTGATCTGCACCGACTCGCGCCGGAAGATGACGGCGCCGAAATCCTTGTTCCCGATGTGCCGCAGCGGCTCCATCAGCAGCGCATAGGTTTTGCCGCCGCCGGCCGCGCCGCCGTAGATGACGATGTCGGCGGGCGACGACAGGAAGGCCTCCTGCGGCCCCTGCTGCGGCCAGACTTCCCTAGCGCCCATCGTTGCCATTGCGACCGTTGGACGGCAGGTAGATGCTCACTTGGCCGCCGACCTCCACCTGCATCTTCTGCGTGAAGGCGCCCAGGTGCTCGCCCAGCAGCTTCAGTGCCGCGACCTTGTCGTGCAGCTTGACCTTCATGGATCCGCCGTCCTTGGTGCGGGTTTCGGACACCTCGGCGACGGCATCTGCCGCGGCGGCGCCGATTTCCTTGGAGTCACGCAGCCTCACGCCATCCGTGCCCCAGCTCATGACCTGGCGCGGGTCACTGAAGGCGATGCGCTTCAGCTCGGTGATGATGGTTTCGAGCCGCACGCCGGCCTTTTCGCTCAGCTCCTTCTGGCCGGCAGCGATGGCTGCCGAGACACAAGTTTTCCCAAGTAGCTCGGGACCGATCCTGTCCGCCGTCCTGACGCTGTAGCCAGCCCGCCGAGCAGCAGCCGACGCATTCAGATCGATCAGATATTCCTCGACGAAGCGCAGTTGCTTCGGTGTGGGCCGAGGGCGGGTCGTCATGCCGCATCCGCCGCAGCGGCCAGGCCGCCGGGCCTGAGCTTGGCGTCGCGCACGGTCAGGGCCGCGTGAGCGAGCAGCTCCAGGATGATGCGCGGCTCGCCATCGGCATCAACCCAGGCCACCGGTCGCAGCGTGCCGGCCAGGGCAACCGCTTCGCCGTCGCGAAGGGCCGGCAGTGCGTCTCCTGCCGCCGAGTTGCTGGTCAGGACGTTGCCGAGCATCCAGTCACCACCGACCTGTACGCGCACGTGGGCCGACACGCGTCGATGCCCGTCCTTGGGGTCGGTGCGCTCTTCGGCCTTCCCCATCAGAAGGCACATCACCAAGCTTTCGATCATCAGGACTACCTCCTCACACACCCAGCAGCATGTGCATGCCGTCGCGATTCACCCGGACCTGGATCGCCTTCAGGATCTCCCACATGAAGGCCTCCAGGTGCGGCTGCAGGCCGGCGCCGTCGATCTTGATCAGCGCGTCGCCCTTCTCGATCTGCTGCGTCTGCGCCTGCAGGTTCTCGATCTGGGCCTGGGTGAGCTGCTTCTGCAGGTCGAAGTTCTCGCGGCGGATCTTGTTCTCCTGCTCCAGCTGCTGCTCGATGACGCGGATCGCGCCCCAGTCGAGCGAGTCGAAATCCTTGAGCAGCCCCAGCGCCGACGAAATCACGTCGCCGGTGCTGTTCATCGTGTTGTTGATGCTGTCGAACGCGGCCTGGATGCGCTTGGTGTCTTCCTCCATCTTTGCGATGTCGAGCTTGACGCCGAACTCCATGGCCTTGATGCGCTCGTCGCTGGCGAGCTTTTCCATCTCAAGGTGCAGCTTCGCCGCCGCCTTCTCCGCCTTCTCCGCTTCCTTCGAGGTCTTGGTGGCCGCCGTGCCAACCTTATCGACACCATCCGCTGCCGCGGTGCTGGAGGTGTTGAGCTTGCCGCCCCACATTGCCAGCGTCTCGGCCTTGTCGGCGGCGACCATCATCGCCTCGGCGCTCTTCAGCGTCTTCTTGGCGTACGCATCAGCGCTCTCTGCGGCTCCCTCCGATGTATTCGTCAGGGCGTCGCCGGCCTTGACCCACCCATTGGCCGCGTCGTCCCAGACCACAGCGCCCGTGCGCACAAGTTCGTTTGCCTCGTCGATCGTCTTGACTGCGAGTCCGGTGGTCCGGGCGAAGCGCTCGAGCGTCGGGATCGCGGCTTCCTGGATCGCAGTGGTCGTGCGCTGCGACTCGGCCAGGTGATCGGAGGCCTTCTTCCACTCCAGCGTGGCACTGACGAGCGCAACGATCCGCTCCGACCCGGCTGCTGCGGCCAGCGCCAGCAGCAGTGCCGGCAGGCCCGGCAGCACGGCCGCCAAACCCTTGAACGAGCCGAGCAGCCCGATGCCCTGCTTGATTATGAGGAGGTTGAGCAACGCCTCCACCGCCGGCAGCATGCCGTTGATGCCGCCGGCCAGCAGGTTCATCTGCGTGGCAACGCCCGAGATGGTGCCGGCCATCTCGAAGAAGCTTGAATCCATTTTGGCCGCGCCGTCCGCCAGCTTGACCAGGAAGTCGAACAGCGGCTTGAAGGATTCGATCACGCCGGCCGTGAACCTGCTCAGGCCCAGGAAGGCGGCGCCAGCAAATTCGACGGCCTTGGTCAACCCGTCTACGGTGCTCAGATTGATGCCGGCGAACAGCTTGCCGAACGCGCCGGCCACGGCATCGATACCGCGCGTGAAGCCGCTCAAGTCGGCCTTGGCCAGCGCCGCCGGCAGGTTTTCCCCCACCCGGTCGATGACGGCGCCCAGCTCGCCGACGATGCCCTCCACGTACTTGACCAGCGTGCCGAGAGAGCCGCTGCTGACGTTGGTCGCGAGGACGCTGAAGACCTTGGTGATGGCGTTGGCCACGCCGCCGAACTCGTCGAGCAGCGGTGTGCCGACGTTGATCATCAGGATCCGGAAGGCGTTGGCGATCTTGGCCGTCGAGATGTCGAGGCTGCCGGACATCTTGGCGAAAGCCGCGTCGGTTGCGCCAGCGACATCGCCCATCTCTTTCAGGATCTCGGCGAACCTCGCTGCCTGTGGCCCGGTCAGCGCAAGCGCAGCGACCAGGCCGCCGATATCGCCCACCAGCTTCGACATCTTGCCGGTGTCGCCGTCTACCGCCTTGCCGACATCCAAGAGAACTCCTGCCAGGCCTTTCGACTTGAGCGTGGCTGCGTCGAACTTGATGCCGAGTTCATCGGCCATTTCCGAGGCTTGCTTGCTGGGCTTGACGATGTTCGTCAGCAGGGAGCGCAGGTACTCGATGGCCGGCCCGGCCTTTACGCCAGACGCAGTGAGCGTGGCCACGGCAGCACCCAATTCCTCCATGCTCACGCCCGATGCCGATGCAAGTGGGGTGACCATTGCAAACGAGTTGGCGAGCTCGTTCATCTCAACCTTGCCCTCGTCGATCGTCTTGAAGAAGATGTCGGAGATCTTCCCCGCGTCGTCCGTCTTCATGCCATAGGCATTGAGGGTGCTGACCAGCACCTCGGTCGTACCGGTCAGGTCGGCGCGAGTGGCGACCGCCAGCTTCTCGGCGATGGACAGCAGCCCGAGGGACTTGGAGTAGTCCACACCGGAGCCGATTGCCGCCTGCAGGGAGTCGGTGATGTTCTTGATCGGCTGGCTGCTCATCGAGGCGAACTCGATGATGCTGGCGCGGAACTTCGAAACGTCCTCGGCGCTGGCGTCGAACAGCGTCGTGATCTGCCTGAACGCCGTGTCGAAGTCGCTCGCTGTCTTCGTGGCGAAGATCGTCACCGCGGCGCCGGCGGCAAGGAAGCCGGCTTCGAACTTGAGCGCGCCGACGGCCAGATCGGCCAGAGGCTGGGTGGCCTTCTCCAGGTTCTGCGTCAGGGCCGAGAGTCCGCCAGCCTCCTTCAGGGAGTTGAGCGAATTCTCCACCTTCGCGGCAATGGCCGACGCACCGTCGTCCTGGCCCTGGAAGATGATCGCGACGGTCTTGTTGATGTCGGCCATTCATCGCCCCTTCGTTTCAGCTGCGCGCCGTTCGTAGTACGCGGTCCATAGCGATAGCTCCTCGTCCGTCTGGAAGCCTTGCGGGATCACGTCGGGCCTGCATTCGAAGAGATAGCCGCCTCGCTGCTCGGCGAGTCGCATACTGGCGACAAGTCCGGGATCGGTTGCGAGACGGCTTCGGGCTTTACAACGTCGAAGCCCAGGCCCGTCAGTTCGCTGATCGTGTTGGTCAGCAGGAAGAACTCGATCGGGGCAA